CGTGCTGCCGTCGATCTTCAAGCGCAAGGTGCACATGGCCGAGGTGACGCTCAACCACTTCTTCAAGCGCATAGACTTCGGCGTGCCAGAGTTCTCGCCGCACGGCACGCGCGGCACCGCGGCGACGCTGCTGCGCGAGCATGGCTTCGGGCGTGACGTAGTGGAGCTGCTGCTGGCCCATGCCGAGAAAGACTCGACGGTCGCGGCCTACAGCCACATGGAGCTGGCGCCGGAGCGCAAGCGCGCGCTGCAGTTCCTGGCCGACCAGATCGACAAGCTGGCGGCCGGCGCCGAGGTGATCGCGCTGAGGGCCTGATCAGGCTCGCTTGCCGCGCGACTGGAGCCACTCCAGAGCGGCGCAGATCTCGGCGCTCTCATACCACGTATCGATCTCGCGCATGCAGGCGCGATCGCGGAAGAACGACGGGCCGAAGTAGCGGTGCCATTCCATGAAGACCCGGCCACCGCCGGCCAAGGGAAGGCGAAACACCCGGTGTCCGGTGCGGCAGGAGATGCACATGGTCTAGAACGGCAGATCCGAGTCCGGGTCTTCCAGCTGCGCGATGCCCACCTGGCGGCGCTTCTGCACCACCTCGCCGCCCAAGGTGATGTGCGTCGGGATCTCGGCCTCGACGCTGGTTGCCACGGCCTCGAACACAACGAACTTGCGGCCGGGCAGTTCGCGCGCAAGGCGCAGCGCTTCCTGCTCCGCGATGATGCGGCTCGGCTGCAGCATGGTGGGGCGCCGGTCGGAAGGGATCATGCGCGCGCCGTGGCGCGGCTGCCAGTCTGGCGCGTCGCTCAGCTCGATGACGACGAAGCTCATGCCTACTCCCGCTTTGCTTTGGTGATTCGGCCCAGCTGGCTCATGGTTACTTCGACTGCGCCAGCGGCAACAGCCAGTGCGCGCTTGCTGGTTGCGATGTCGAAATGCTCATGATGGGTACCGGCCTTCTGCAACCATTTGCGCGCCACGCCGATCCGGTCTGCCATTGCCAGCAGCTCCTCGGTGGTGTCGGCCACCATGTGGCACATCTTCATGCGCCCGAAGTTCCCCATCGGGGTGGTGTGCATGTCGTCAACGTAGACCGTCATGGTGGGACTCGCTTGAACTCGACCACCCACACCCATGGATTGGCGGCCAAGGAATCGGGGCCGTTGAGCTGGGTCCACAGGTCGGCGAACCACTGGCGAGGATCGTCGCCGCCGGCCATGTTGGGGAACGGGCATCCCTCGGCCATGGAATCGCCGCGGCTGATCGTCTGCAGGCGCTCGACGCGCACGCCAGTGATGGTCAGGCTGATCCGGCTGGCGGCGCGCGGCATGTGGATGCTGGGCTTCCACGGGCCGCCGTAGTCGGTCCTGCTGTCAGCCTCGCGGTAGACGAAGAAATCGGCCTCGGTGGCGTCCTGCGCCACCTTCGTGCGCGCCCAGGCCTCGCGCACCCAAAGCCGGTCGCCGGCCCGGCCGTGGGGACAGGAAAGCTCATCAATGCTGCACCAGCCCGGGCCGGCCACATCGTGCAGGTCGCCGGTCTCCTCGCCCCGAAGCGCGCCGCTGCAATACCAGGCCATGCCCTTGGGCATCTTGAAGATGCGGCGTGTCTGGGTCTTCTGGCCGGCCAGGATGGCGCGCACCATCGGCGCGCTGAAGATGATCGGGCGCTCTTTCATGCCGCCACCTCTTCGCCCGAGTGCGCGACCTGCAGCACCACCTCGATCGGCCACGCGCGGGTCTTCGTGCCAAGCAGGATGCCTTGCGGCACCTTGCCCTGCTCGACCCACTTCAGCCAGGTGCGCGGCACGATGGGCAGCAGCCCGGGCGTGCCGGTCTTACTGTTCCGGCAGATCTGCGAGACGCGCAGCAGCGCGCCGGCCGGGTACTTGATCAGTTCGGTGTTCATGTCGATGCTCCTTGGGCCACGCTGAGCCCAACCACCACCGGCCGCACCCAGACAGGTGCAGCCGACAGTGCGAAGGTCTCGCCGCTCCAGGCGAGCAACAGCGTGCGGCCCATCTCGCTGGCGATGGCCTGCGCCGCATCGCTGGGCACAGCGTTGCCGATGCGCTCGCGCCAGGCCTGGTCGCTGAGACCGTCCAGCTCGAGCTGCTCTTCCGGATCGACCAGCGACTGCAGCGCGGCCAGCTCCAGCGTCGTGAAGGGCCGGTGCCACGTGCCGTCCTCGGCGCGGATCACGGCCACCAGGTTGTCGGTCGCCTGGGGCATGTTGATTTTTTCGACCTCCGATGTAGGCGGGAACTTGCCAAATTGCGCAAATTCGCAAACTCGGGTGTCCGCCACCGACCAGCGGCCGTTGTCATGGCACGCCGCTGCGCTGACGGCACCGGCCGGGCTGTCGAACGGCACGACACCGTAGTGCCCGCCGGTCAGGTAAGCGGCGCGGTCGGCCTCCATGCCGGTGCGAGGGTCGGCCACCGCGAAGGCGCCGTTGGCATTGCCGGCGATCACCGCGCGGCTCGGCTCGTCCCAACCCGTCACGCGATACTTGCCATGCAGCTGCGACGCTTCGGGGCCGCCGCGCGGATCCGCAACGCAGCCAGCTCCGCCTGACGGATGCGTGCCGCCAGTGATCGTGCGGGTGTGCTCATCCCACGACGTGACTCGCAAGACGTTGTGATGCGTCGAGTCACCGAAGCCGGGACGGGGGTCTGCCACTCCCTGGCCGCCGGCGCTTGGCCCGGTGCCGCCTGTCACAGTTCCAGCGTGCTGATCGAAGCGCACGATGCGGAAGCAGTTGTTGTGCTTCACGCTCGGGCAGCGCGGGTCCGCGACGGCATAGCGGCCTTGGCCTGGGTTCTGCTGCCCGGCGATCGCGCCGGTGCTGTCGTCCCAGCGATGCACGCCATAGGCCTGGCCGTCGTGCCATGCCTTGGACTGCTCGAAGCGAGGATCGGCGACGCTGAATGCACCGTTCGATGGCATGCTGCGGCCGGCGACGGTACCGACAGACTTGTCCCATTCGCGCACGCCCAGGAAGCCGTGGTGATAGGTCGGCACGATCAGGTAGTCGCGCAGATTGCCGTCCTCGATCGCCAGCCGGTTCAGGCTGCGCCAGTCGCTGCCTGCTTCGACGAACGCCAGCCGCACCCAGGTCTTCCACTGCAGCGACGGCACGCGGTGCATGGGCCCGGCGCGCAGGTCGCCCGGCAGCAGCATGCGGCCGAGCACGTCGCCGACGGCGCGCAACTGCTTCTTCTCGGGTTCGTACAGCAGCGGCGGCACCTTGGCCAGGTGGCGGGCCACCAGCAGGAAGCGCTTGCGGCTCTGGGCCAGGCCGCCCAGCTCGCCGCAGTCGTGCGTCGTCTCGGCCGTGGCGTAGCCGTAGCTGCGCAGCATTGCCGTGATCTGGTCCAGCAGCTTGCGGCCGCGCGTGGCCAGGCGTGGCACGTTCTCGAAGAGCACCAGCTCGGGCGGATCGTCGGCCCAGGCCTCCAGCATCAGCCAGACGCCGCGCAGCGTCAGGCGGTTCAAGGCCTGGTACTTGGCGGTCTTGCTCTTCGTTTCCGACAGCAGGCCGCTGAAGCCCTTGCAGGGCGCCGACAGGAACACGATGTGCGGCCGCTCGCCGCCGGCTGCGCGCTGGATGTCGGCGGGCGTGGCCTCGCGCCACTCAGCGCCCGGCTCTTCGCCGTGGAAGGCCCGGTACTGCTCGCGATCGAACATGTCCAGCACGGTGCCCGGCACATCGGCCAGGCGCTGAAAGTCGCGCATGGCGGCCGGGTCCACGTCGATGCCGCCGATGCAGCGGAACTTCGCCTGCAGGTTGCCCACCCGGGCCTCGCCGCGGTTGAAGCCGCGCGCTCCCCCGCCAAGGCCGGCGAAGAGGTGGAAGTGGCGGATCTCGACGGGCGTCATGCAAGACCCCGCGTGCTGTTGCCGACGATCTCGCCGGTGTTGGGTCGAACCTGCACGCAGCGGTCGTCGTACAGCTCGACCATCGCGTAGTCCTTCACACAAGTAACCGTTAGGACCTGGCCGAGGTGCTCGCGGCACCAGGCGCGGATCGCTTCTATAGCGGCGGCAGCTTCAAGCAGACGCCCGGCGCCGGCATCCTCGAGGCTGATCCTGTCGGCCGGGCGCATCGGCGTCGTGATCGGGAAGCAGCGCGCCGTGAAGATGCGCACCTCACGGCCCTCTGCCAGCCAGCGCTTGACGCGCTCGACCATAGGTGCGATCGGCTGGCCGCAGTGCGTGGGCGAAACCCAGGTGCCATAGTTGGCCAGCGTCCCGTCGAAGTCCACTCCGATCCAGCCGCGCGGCGCGTTGTCGTGTTGGTGCGTCGTCATGCTGCGACCGCCTCCCGCACGCCGTCGGCGATCGCGAAGAACACCGCCATGCAGGCCTGCACGTCGACCATGGCGCGGTGGGCGCCCTCCAGCTCGCGGCCGGTGAAGAAGCGGTAGGCCTCGCCGAGGTTCGGCGTCTTGGGTTTCGTAAAGCCCGCGCGCAGCATCTTCTCCGTGGGCGGCAGCTTCAGGATGGACGTGGAAAGCTGCGCCGTGCACTGCGCCGGGCCGGCCTTCCAACGGTCGGCCAGCACCTGGCTCTCGTAGCGCATCAGCGCGATGCGCAGGATTCTGGCGTCGAATGGCTCGTTATGCGCGACGCGCTCGGTCTGCTCGGGGCGCCAGTCGGCCCACAGCTCCATTAGCAGGCCGACTGCCATCGACTCGCTGACGCCCAGGTCCATCGCCATCTCGGTGGTGATGCCGTGGATGGCGGAGACATCATCGGGGATCGTCCAGCCTTCCGGGCGCACGATCAGGTCCAGGCTGGCCAGCGTGGCGCGCGTGTCGAGATCGACGAGGCAGGTGCCGAGTTGCACGAGGTGCGGCTGATGGGGCGCCTCGCTGGGCGCTTTGAAGTCCGGCAGGCCGGTAGTCTCGGTATCGTAAAAAAGGGCGGTTCTCATGGTGTCCTCGTGGGTCGTTGTTGATTCAGCGCTGGCGGCGCAGCCAGGCGACAGCCCAGTCCCGCGCGGCCTTGCATTGCTCGATGTCGAAGAGGCCGAAGTGGCACTGCTCGACGGTGATGCCAAAGTGCTTGCTGAGCAGGGCGTAGGCGGCGCTGCGCTCGATGCGGCCGCTCTGCCAGAGCTGCTCGAAGGGCTGCTTGCAGGTCTTGCGGGCGTCGCGCAGCGCGCGGTCTGCCAGCGTTCCCAGCGGGATGTTGGTGAACGGATGCATGCCCACCGTCGCGTCGCAGCGGCGGCAGCGATACATCCAGGGCCAGTCGCTGTATTCGCGGCCGTAGACCTCGGTGTGGTGCGCGATCTCGACCGCGTCGCCGCAGTCATGGGTGATCGGTACCGGCATCGGGTCTGGAACGCGCGCGGTGGCCTTGGCAGATGGGTGCCATGGGGATTTGCCGTGGTCCGGCACCAGGCCGCGGTAGCGCTCTGGCGCCGGGGCGAGCTGATGTGGCTGCGCGGTCATCAGGTGTCTGCACTGACTTCAGCCAGCGCCGCCAGAACCTTGTCGCCCCAGGCGCTGTTGCCGGGCTGCGGTCCTTCGATGTCGACCAGTTCGCGCAGCAGGGCGATCAGCTTCGAGCGCTCCACGCGGGCATCGATCTGGTCGGCGACGAGGTAGGTCAGCCCGCCCGAGGCGTTCGCCTCCAGGACCTCGATGGGGATTCCGCGGCAGGCGTTCACGCATGCGACGGCGCGGCGGATATTTCGCGGCACCATCGACTCGGCGATGAGATGACCGCCGTAGTAGTCGATCGCATCGGAGCCGTTCATCTCCGGCACGGCCTCGTCGGCGACGATGGAACCTTTGCCACCTGTGCCAGCACCGGCGCGCCACGGTTCGGCGGTGTGTTTGATGGCAACCGGTGGATAGCCAAGCTCAGTCAGCGCGGTCATCACTTGCGCCTCGGAAGCGCCGCCTCTGGCGAGATAGGCGCCGTAGTCCTGGCGGCCGACTCCCGTCCAGAGAGCCCAGCCGGTTCCCTTGCAGTGAGGGCAGATAGACCGGTCGTAGTGGCTGGGGTCGTCACAGCGATCGCCGTTGCAGCATTCGGCGCAGCGCTTGTCGTTGTCCCAGGTCCGGAGTGTCTTCATGCCGCCTCCCGAAGCAGGCCCAGCACGCCGTTCTCGATCCAGTGCGCAGCAATGGTCTCCGGCAGTCCGGACGGTGCCGCCTTCAGCGTGCCGAAGATCAGCGCGCTATCGATCTCGCCGTCGGAGGCCAGAATGTCGAGCCACGCGATCAGGTCGCCGCGGCCCTGCACGTCGAGCACGTCAAAGCGATCAAGCACCAGCAGCTTCGTGCCCGATAGGTGCGCAATTGCCTCAGCCAGCATGGCGTCGCAGCGCCACTTCTCGGACTCGCTCAGCAGGCCGTAGGCCCGCGCGCTGTCACCGACGTTGATCGTCATGTCGGCATCGACGCCGACGCGTGGCCACTCGGCATCCAGCGCGGACTTGGCCAAGCGATCGTTGATCGGGTCGAGAGCCTCGCCGAGCATCTCGGCCGGGACGCCGTTGGGTGACAGCGCGTCGCCAATCGCGTCCCAGGCGGCCACGTCGGCGGCGTGCTTGCTGGCCTCCTCGGTCTTGCGCTCTGCGCCCTCGGCCAGCAGCTTCAGCGCCTTCAGCGCGTCGGCCTGCTTCACGAGTTGCTCGCGTTTGGCCTTCAGGTCAGCGACCTTGGTGCGGGCTTCGTCCAGGCTGGCGACGTCAAAAGTCTCGGCGAGCTCGGCGCGGATGGCTTCCGCCTCGTCGCGCGCCTGCAGTGCGGCGGCCTGGTCGCGCTGGCCGTTGGCGACCGAGCGATCCATCAGGTCGCGGCTGTTGCGCAGGCCCGGCAGGCGGGCAGCGGCTTCCTGGTCGTGCTCTGGCTCGCTGCGCTGCACCTTGCCATGCTCGCGCTCGTAGGCGGCGAGAGCGGCCAGGATGCGCCGGTCCTGTGGATCGTCGCCGAGCGAGTCGCCGTGCAGCAGCAGGTTGTCCACCGCCCAGGCCAGTTCGTGCAGGAGCCCCGTGCGCGGCGCCTTGCCGGCGGCGACGGCGGTCTCGTGGACAGCCTTCTCGGCGTCGGCCAGGCCCTTCTTGTCGGCCTCCAGCTTGGTCTCGATGCGCTCCAGCCGGCCGGCGTGCTCGTCCAGCGCCGGCCGCTTGGCCTGCAACTGCGCGCGGCGCGCTTGCTCGGCCTGCAGCTTGCCGACCTGCTGCTGCCACTGCTCAAGCGCGGCGTCGCAGTGCTGCAGCTGGGTGGTCAGCTCCTTCCCACGGGCGGCGTCGTAGGCCGGCGCAGCCGCGCGCCAGGTCTTGACCTTCTCGCTGCCGAAAGCCTCGCCGGTCAGCGCCCGCCATGCGCCCTTGGCCTGGGTCGCCTTCTCCTTCGCCTCCTTGCTGGCAGCGTCGAAGCCGGCGCGCAGCAGCGGGATGACGCGCTCGACACGCGCCTTGTCGCAGCCCTTGGCCAGCAGGCGCTCGCGCACGGCGTCGCTGCCGGCTGACAGGCCCATCAAGTCGAACAGGAAGGCGCGGCGCTCCTTCGGCTCCAGCCGGGCGAAGCGCTGGCCGTCCAGCGCGAAGCGCAGCGCAGGAGATTCCAGGCCGCCGGCCTTGTCGGTGACCTTGCCGGCGGCCGTGATGCTGACGAACAGCTCGCGACCGTCCACCGTCAGAGCGATGGCGGCCACGTCGGCGCCGTCGGTGACCAACTGGCCGGCTTCCTTCTTCAGGCTCACGCGGCCGAGGTCGGCGGTGAGCGCCAGCGCGATCGCGTCGCGCAGACTGCTCTTTCCGGCGCCGTTTGCACCCGCGAACAGGTTGATGCGCTTGGCCAGAGGCACGTCGACGGCGCGGGCGCCGAGGAAGTTGCTGGCGTGGATGTGAGTGATCTTCATGCCGTGGCTCCTTCGAGGATTTCGCGATTGCCGTCGGCGGCCATGGCGCTGACCAGGCCGGACTTCTCCATGGCCTCCAGCAGCCGGGCGGCGCGGTTGTAGCCAATGCGCAGATGACGCTGGATCAGCGAGATCGAGGCGCGGCGGTGTTCGAGAACGACGGCCACGGCCTGGTCGAACATCGGGTCGGCTTCGCTGCCGTAGGTGATCTGCGTGTCACCAGGCAGGGCGGGCGCGGCGGCCTTGCCGAAGTCCAGCTCTTCGCTGCTCGGCTCAAGTGCAAGCGCGAAGGCGTCCTGCAGGTACTCGGCGAACTGGCCGACCTCGTCGCCGCTGGGCTTGAACGAGACCGAGAAGCCGAGCAGCACCTTGAAACCGTCCTTGGGCGTGATCGTGAACTTCTTGACCTTCACGCCGGTGAACTCGCTGCCCACGCACAGCAGGCGGTAGTCCTCCAGCTCATGGCTGAAAGTCAGCGGTCCTAGCATCAGGTTGCGCACGGCGCCGGTGCTGAGCCACAGGAGCGCTGCCAGCTGGTCATCGAAGTAGCCGACGATGCCGGAGTCGGTGTCGGCCTGGAACTTCAGGTCGACGGCCAGCTCCTTGTCGTCGTCCGGACCTTCCTTGCGCGTGTTGAGGTGCAGGATCGACGCCTGGCCCCGGAAGCGGAATTTGCTCATGGTGGTGTCCTGTGGTTCAGTGGAAGAAGAGCCGGGCGCGCCTCGCGGCGGCGATCAGGGAATGAATGCGTGGCCAGGGAGGAAGGCCGAATGTCCTGATCGCTGATGTCGCCCGGGGAAACTGGGTTACTCGACGCTCATGCCGGCGCGCGGGCGGCGGCTGCTGGCGGTGCGAGTGTGGGCCGCGGTCTGAGCGGCCTCGGCGCGTTCGCGGGCGAGGATCTCGGCCTCTTCCTCGGGACTGGGCCGCCACTCGTCGGTCGGGCGCCCGACGTCGGCGTCAGCGTGCTTGCGCGCGGTCTCAGGCACGTCGACCTTGGCATCGGGGCCGAGCGAACCACGGATCTCTCCCGTGTCGGCGTCGATCTCGACGCGCGGCGCGTCTTCGTCCTGCACGACCAGAAACTCGCCGTCGATGGTGTCCAGGTTCTGGTCCTTGCCGGCATCGGCCTGGTTGTCCAGCGCGACAGCGGTCTGGAACTCGATCGACAGCGGCAGGTACTTGGCCAGGCGGCGGATCACGGTCTTGCGGCCCATCTCGACGAAGTGGTCCTGCCAGGGGCCGTATTTGCCCTTGCTCTGGGTCGCACGCATGATGTCCTGCACCTGGTACAGGCTCATGAACTCGAAGCTGTGGCCGCCGTCCTTCAGCTTGGCGACCGCGTAAAAGCCGACCACGCTTCCGCGCTCGCCCATGGCGGGCGTGTGGTTCAGTTTCTCGTCGAGGCCATAGACCAGCTCGAAATGGTCGTGCTCGCAGACCTCGTGCGCGGCGATGCTGACGATCTGGCCGCTACGGCGCGCCAAGTCGATGAGGCCCTTGTAGCCGATGATGACCTGCACGCTGTTGACCCAGCGCTCGTTGCCATTGCCGTCCTTGCGCTTCGTGTTGAAGGGCACCAGGTAGGCGTGCCCCAGCACGGTGTTGGGCTCCAGGCCCATCTGCGCGCACTGGCCGATAGCGCCGACCAGCGACGGCACGTCGCATTTGGCCAGGGCCGGCGTGGTCGTGGCCGCGATCTGAGCCACCTTCAGCAGGCGGTCGATGCTCAGGGTTTTTGGCAGCATCTTCGCGAGCTCGCCCTTCTTTTGGTTGAGCAGGTAGGCGATCTGCTCCTTTGGCTTCATCTCGGCCAACGGGCGCTGAGGGCGGTCCTTCAGTTCGGCGATCGTCGTCATGGTCGTGAGTCCTTTACTCGTGGAAATGGCAGGTGTCCCAGCGTGCGCAGTACTTCTCCGAGCACAGCATCGACTGGGGGTTAGGGGGGAAGAGGCCGGTGCGGAACATGGCGGCGGCGTGCTCGAGCAGGCCGGGCTGGTCGGGCGTGCCGACCATCACGCGCTTGGCGTCGAAGACCTCGCTGGCCTGTACCTGCGGCTTGCTCGTCGTCTGTAGCGCGAGCACCTGGCCGCCGACGGTGACGACGTCCTCGGTATGCTCGTACATGAGCTGGTAGGTGCCGATCTGCGCGCTGCGACCCTTGGTCTTGGCCACGCCGTGTTCAATGACGCGCGAGCCGGTCTTCACGTCGGGGATGACGATGCCGGCGCTGGTCGCGGCGACGCGTGCGCGGTCCATGGTCCCGGTGAGGCGCACGACCTGGCCGCCGCCGCAGTCAATCTCCAGCGGGGTCAGGGTCTGCTCCACCGACTTGAACGTGAAGCGAGGCGACAGGTCGAGGCAGTAGCGGGTGTGCAGCTGCAGGCCGATCTTCTCGGCGTCCGACAGCGTCAGCGCATCCTTCGAGTAGTCGACCTCGCGTTCCGGGTGGTGCAGGGTGTCAACGAAAGCACCAGCCGCGTCGTCAGCCGAGACCGAGCTGGAGCCCGGCAGCCGTCCGTTGTCGAAAATTGCCGTGCTGGCGTGGATGGCGGTGCCGAGCTGGGCACGCAGGCCTGCCGGCTTGCGGATGCCCAGAAGGTGTTCGCCTTCCCAGCGGTGGGCGCAGTCGAACAGCGAGCCCCAGCTGGAGGCGCGCACCGTTGTCACGCTGCGGCTGGCGTCGACGATGGGGATGATGCGATCGGGCGCGTTCATTGGGTCTCCGCGGCGCAACGGCGGATGTCTTCCAGCGCGGTGTCCTGGCTGGCGAAAAAGTCGGGGGCCGGGCGGCCGGTGCTGGCCTCGTAGATCAGGCGGCCGGCCATCTCATTGCCGAGCTCGCGCTCCAGCGTGGCGCCGGCCTCTCCACCGAACACGACGGCCCAGCCAGCGCGGCAATGCGTGGTGCCGCAGTGCCAGCTGGTCATGTCCAGCCTGCCGGCCTCGGCTGCCTCGGCGACGCGCTTGTCCAGGTCCGGGATGACCGGAACCTGGAGGGTCTTGACGAGGTTGAGGCGGTCCACGGTGCTGTCGTCGGCGATGCTGAGCACGCGGTCCACGGTGCTGTCGTCGGCGATGCTGAGCACGCGGTCCACGGTGCTGTCGTCGGCGATGCTGAGCACGCGGGCCACGGTGCTGGAGGAGGCGATGCTGAGCACGCGGGCCACGGTGCTGGAGGAGGCGATGCTGAGCACGCGGTCCACGGTGCTGTCGTCGGCGATGCTGAGCACGCGGGCCACGGTGCTGTCGTCGGCGATGCTGAGCACGCGGTCCACGGTGCTGTCGTCGGCGATGCTGAGCACGCGGGCCACGGTGCTGTCGTCGGCGATGCTGAGCACGCGGGCCACGGTGCTGGAGGAGGCGATGCTGAGCACGCGGTCCACGGTGCTGTCGTCGGCGATGCTGAGCACGCGGGCCACGGTGCTGGAGGAGGCGATGCTGAGCACGCGGGCCACGGTGCTGGAGGAGGCGATGCTGAGCACGCGGTCCACGGTGCTGTCGTCGGCGATGCTGAGCACGCGGGCCACGGTGCTGTCGTCGGCGATGCTGAGCACGCGGTCCACGGTGCTGTCGTCGGCGATGCTGAGCACGCGGGCCACGGTGCTGTCGTCGGCGATGCTGAGCACGCGGGCCACGGTGCTGGAGGAGGCGCGGTTGCCCAGGATCCGCGCCAGGTCGCTGTCGCTCAGATCCTCGAGGTTTCCCAGCGCCTTCTCGTACATGGCGCGGGACGCGCGCAGTTGGTCCAGCAGGCTGATCGTGGTGGGGGCAGAAGTCATCGGATGCTCCGGTTCAGGTTGAAATCGCGAAGCACCGTGGTGATCGCGCGGCGGGCGGCGTAGCGGCGGGGAAGGCCGCAGCGCCGGTGGAATCGGTAGAGGCGCAGTGCGACCAGCACGTCAGGCCCCCAGCAAGTCGAGGACGGCGCAGATCGCGTCGCAGGGATGGGCGGCGAACACCACCAGGTCGAAGCCGCGGCCGCGCACGCGGTAGAGGCGTCCGGGGACGATGGGCCGGGCGCTCATTCGTCGCCTTCCAGCTCGGCCAGCAGATCGTCCTGGTGCCAGGCTGCGTGCTCGGCGGCGCGCGCGGCGATCCAGGCCTTGGCGCGCATGTGCAGTTCATTTCCGCCATTGCCCTTGGCGCACAGGCCCACGATGCTCAGCAGCTCGTGCAGAGCGGCGTCGCCCGAGGCACCGGCGAAGTTGTCGCTGACGACGTCGGCGGCGCTGTGCTCGCGCTTGCCGAAGCCCGGCGTCCGCACGAGCTTGGCCGGGTCGGTCAGCAGCGCGTCGATCAGCTCGTCGCGCAGCGTGACGAAGGCCTTGTCGGCCAGGTTGTCGCAGCGGTCTTTGCGGGCGAGGTGGCGGGCCAGGCCAACGACCATCGGGTTCTCAATGGCGATACGCATTGCGGCCACCCTCAGGCGAAGATCAGGTCGTTGATGGCTGCGGTCGCGGTCGCGTCGCGCTGGGCCTTCTCGATGGCAGCTGTGGCCAGCCTCTCGGCGCGCAGCTTGGCGTCTGCGATCAGCTCGCGGGCCTTGAGCGGGTCGATCTTCTCGACACCGTTGTGTGGCACGAACTTGTAGAGCTGGGTGCCGGCCTGGTTGACCAGGATGTAGGCGTCGGGCAGGTAGTCGCCAGGCGTGGCGATGGCAGCCTTCACTACCAGGGTGAGGAAGCCGACCTTCACGGTCGCGCCGATGTCCCAGGCTTGACGGGTCTTCTTGATCATCTTCGGCTCCTTAAAAATGCGTGTAGCGCAAGGCGTTGGACGCATATTAGGACCGAATTAAAAATGCGTCAAGCGCATTTAATGCGGCAAGGCGAAAAAAACCCGCTCTCGGCGGGTTGATTGGAGGCGGGATCGCTTACTTCGGTGGAGGAGGTGCGGCGGCCTCGGTAGTGGCGCCGCTGAACTCGTCCAGCACCCATTTCGCGGCGCGATCATGCTCAGCGGTGGTGTGACCGGGTGCAGGGGTTAACAGGAGAGTCAAATCCACAGGTTCCCCGTGGCCTGCGGCCGTCACGGCGTCGATCAGCCGGAGGGCCTCGTGCGTGCCCACACGGCCGTCAGCGCTGCCGATCTGCAAAAACAGGTGGCGCTTAGCGAGTTGCGAGGCGTATTTGTCTAGTCCGTAGACGGACTCGTTCACCTTGATCTTGGAGAACTCGTCCAGCCGCTGGAGATCCGTCACCGGCGCCATGCCGACGACATCGGTGATCCGCTCATCGGCAGCTGCTGCACGGAGCGCGAGATAGCCGCCGCGGCTCACACCAATGGCCACGACGCGGTTGCCGCTCACGAGCTTGCGGGCGTGCATGTCCGCCACCACACGCTTCACCCGCTCTATGAACGGCGCGAAGAAATCGCCCTCTGTGTCACCAACTCGCGCTGCCCAGCACCCGAGTCCCTCGCCAGATCCCTTGCCATTGAGGACGCGATCGACCAGTCGGCGAGCGCGGCCAGGGGTCTCGGCACCGTGGCAGGGGACATCGACCGAGACGACGACGAAGCCTGCCTTGGCCAGCGTGTTGCCGATCGATGTGAATTCGCCAGTGAGCGAGCTAGCGATTGTCGTCGTGAACATGATCGCCATGTGGCCCGGCTTGGGCTGGGCGATGAAGCCGTATTCGTCGCCTGCAAAGGTCTTCTGGGTCGTAAACGAGGGAGCTGCGGTGGCGATGCCGGCGGAAAGCAGCAACGCTGCGAGGATGGTCTTCTTGGTCATGTCGTCGCTGGACGACCCCGCGTCCTCAGGATGAAGTTGATGGCGTTCCGGATGTGTGGTTTGAATCGGCGCTGGTTCTCGAAGAAGTTGGCGAAGGCGCTGGAGGTGGCGATGACGCCTACGGTCGCGACGGCCGCCACGGCATAGGCCTTCCAGAGTGAGTCCCCCATCCAGGTCTGGGTCAGCGACAGGACCAACAGCAGCAGCGGGAAATGGATCACATAGAGGCTGTAGGAGTAGTCGCCGCTCCTGATCAGCCAGCTCGTAGGCTGCTGGCCCCATGATGCGAAGAAGATCGCATACATGTAGGCGATGCATGCGACGAACTGCAGGCCGAACGAGGCCCACACGCTCGGCTTCTCGACCACCAGCATGCCCGGCGCGATGGCCAGAAGGACAAGATGAACCGCTAGACCAGCACCCGCGAGCGCAGCGAAGATCGTCTTGAACCTCTCGGCCTGCGCGCGCCAGATCGACAAAGCCGCACCCAGGCCCCAGACGGCGAGATAGAAGACGAACTGGGTGTCACGCCTGATCCACCAAGCCACCAGCACGATCGCAACGATCGCCGCCGCCAGGCGTTTGACCACGCCGGTCGCTGTCACGGCGATTGCTGCGAAGAGGGCAAAGATGTAGAGGTGAAACTCGATATAGAGCGACCAGAGCGGCCCGTCGGCGTCGAGCATGCCGTTTTGCATCAGCAGGGCCAGCAGCACATCCTTCGCCTTCACGGTGAACTGCTCGCGCACCGCGTAGAGGTCGCCTGGCTGGCCGTAACGGTTGGCGCCAGGCAGGCCCAGGCCATGGATGATCGCAAAGGCCACCAGGACGATCACGATGGCGCCGACCAGTGGCGGGTAGATGCGCGCGATGCGGGCCGCCAAGTATTCGGCCACGTCGAGGCGTCCATTGCGGTACACGTTTGTGACGATGCTCAGCGTGATCAGGAAGCCGCTCAACAGGAAGAACACCAGCACCGCGTGGCGGGCGATTGTGCCGCCGGCCAAGGCCAACGGGTGATCGGGTCCCAGGAAGCGGTAGAGGAAGACTGCCGCGGCGTGTGGAATCAGGACGGCGATCGAGGCGACACCCCGAAGCATGTCGAATTTGTTTTGATGGGTAGCCTGCATCTATTACCTTGGCACGAAAGAGCCGATGACCACGCCGCAGATCAGTGTGCCAACCGGGCAGCGGATCACGCGGTCAGGCCAAGCAGGGTTCAGGGCAAGCAAATAGCGGCCCTCTGAGTCTTCCTTCAATCGTTTGAAGGTGACCTTGCCATCTGGCGTGCGTGCGACCACATCACGGTTCGGTGTGGCAGCAATGGCAGGGTCTACAAACACAATCTCACCCTCGCGGTACCCGCCTGGCCCATCCATACTATCTCCGATGACCTTCAGGGCGAAGGTGTTCGAGCTGTGGCGAGCCGGGCAGGGTAGCCATTCATCAGCATCCCCTGGATGGAATGGATCGTGCGCGGCGCACCACGCGCCGGCCTGGACCCAGGAAATCAAGGGCACCTGCCCAGCCGGAACTACGGTGCGCTCGAAAAATTCCTGTGCGTTGGTATCGGAATCGAAGAAGTCTCGGACATGAACGCCCAGGGCGCCCGCCAAACGCTCCAGCAGCTCAGGGCTATAGCCCTGCCTGCCGCGTTCCAGGCGCGATAGGTTGCCCACATCGCTCTCGATGATGTTCGCCACCTCGAGCAGGGTCATGTGCCGGCTCTTGCGAAGCCGCCGGATCGTCTCGCCGATATTCATGCCCAGCAGTTTCCCCGACGACTTGCGTTGAGCGCAAAGCTTGTTGCGCATTTCTTCGCGACGACGTAATATGCGTGTAGCGCATTTATCGCCGAAGAGGCTGACGCATGAAAACACCCCTCAGGTTGGCGCGTGAGCGCCACGGATTGACCATCGTTCAGGTCTCGGCCTCCGCCGGAATCGACCCAGGCAATCTGAGTCGCATCGAGCGCGGCGTCCAGGTTCCCTCGCTGGAGCTGGCGGAGCGCTTGGCCAAGCAGTTTGAAGGCGAGCTGACCGAGCTGCAGATCCTTTATCCGGAGCGTTACGTCGCGGCGGGTCAAGGCGCCGAGGCGGCCTGACCCATGGCCCTCGATCACGGCCAGCTCAACGTGCCGGGCCGCACGAACACGATCAACCGCGACATCGATCGGTTCAAGGCCGCCCGCGCCGCCGAGCAGCGCACCGCAGCGAAGCAACGGCACGACCTGCGCACGGTCGCCAAGGCCGCCGTGGCCGCGCTGAGCGCCGAGCGCGTCGGGCAGCTGGCGCAGCGGCTCGGCGTCACGCCAGCGCGGGCCCGCAAAGACTTGGCCCGCGCGGCGCATTGGACGCCGGCCCTGTGCCTGAAGGCGCTGGTCAACGATGAGCGGAGGGCCTGACCGGTGGCCGTTCACGCGCCCACCTCGCGCGCCATGAGCACCAGCTCGTGCGCTAGCGCCAGCAGGGCGCGCTCCAAGGTCCGCCGCACTTTCGCGCGGGCCCATTCCAGATCGTCGTTGTCGGCTTGCATGCCAAAAATTTTTAGCCGCGCAAGCCTCTCAACGCCACTCAACGAAGTTGCGAGAGGTTGAGGATGCAGATCGCCATCCCCGTCGAAGTCACACCCGGCCAGGTCGCCATGGAGCGCTCGCTGGGCGCCGCCATCGAGCTGTGCGCCAAGGCCGCCGGCCTCGATCCGAAGCAGGTCATGGCCGAGCTGAAGGGCCCGGGCGGCAAGCCCATGGACAAGGCCCAGTGGTCGCGCTGGGTCAGCGGCCAAGAGGGCGTGATCTGGGAGAAGCTGGTCGCGCTCATGGATGCCTGCGGCAACGACGCCCCGCTGCATTGGATGCTGCTGGCCCGCGGCTACGACCTGCACAGCCTGCGCAAGCGCGAGACCGAGCTTGAGCGCGATCTGCGCCAGGCGCGGGAAGAGAACGCCGCGCTGCGCCGCGTGCTGCAGGGGGCGACGGCATGAAGGATTACGACGACTTCCTGCGCTCCAAGGTGCAGCTGGCCGAGTCCTTCGGCTTCAAGATCGACCCCGGCGAGGTCAACCCGCTGCTGAAACCCCACCAGGTCGCCATGGTGGTCTGGGCCGTGGCCGGTGGCAGGCGCGCCATCTTCGCGGCCTTCGGCCTGGGCAAGACCGTGATCGGCCTGGAGACCGTGCGCATCACCCGCCTGCGGGCCGGTGGCATGGCCCTGATCGTGATACCGCTAGGCGTGCGACAGGAGTTCATCCGCGACGCAGCGATGCTGGGCATCACCGTCAAGTTCCTGCGTCGCATCGAGGAGTGCGACGACCCCGAGGGCATCTACCTGACCAATTACGAGACGGTGCGCGACCGCAAGCTCGATCCGCGCCTCTTCTCGGTCGCTCTGTTGGATGAGGCCGCCTGCCTGCGCGGTTTCGGCGGCACCAAGACCTTCCGCGAGTTCATGGCTCTGTTTGCCGGCGACGACCGGCGCGACATGAACAAGCGCCAACGCGCCGAAGGCGTGCGCTACCGCTTCGTGGCCACGGCCACGCCGAGCCCCAATGAGTACGTCGAGCTGCTGGCCTACAGCGCCTTCCTCGGCATCATGGACGTGGGCCAGGCCAAGACGCGCTTCTTCCGCCGCAACAGCGAGAAGGCCGACCAGCTGACGATCCACCCGCACAAGGAGCGCGAGTTCTGGCTGTGGATGGCGAGCTGGGCGCTGTTCGTGCAGAAGCCCTCCGACCTCGGCTTCTGCGACGACGGTTACGAGCTGCCGCCCATCGACGTGCGCTGGCACGAGATCCCGGCCGATCATGCCGAGGCCGGCGCCGATGCGAACGGCCAGGGCCGCATGTTCAAGCACCAGGCCATCGGCGTGGTCGACGCGGCGCGCGAGAAGCGCGAGAGCCTGTCGGCGCGCATCGCCAAGCTGCAGGAGATCCGCGCCGAAGACCCCGACGCTCACCGGCTGATCTGGCACGACCTTGAGGACGAGCGATGCGCGATCGAACGCGCGGTGCCGGCGGCGGTCAGTGTCTACGGCAGCCAGGACTTGGACCTGCGAGAGCAGGCCATCGTCGACTTCAGCGATGGCCGTATCCAGGAGCTCGCCGCCAAGCCCGTGATCGCTGGGAGTGGCTGCAACTTCCAGCGGCACTGCAGCTGGGCGGTCTTCCTCGGCATCGGCTTCAAGTTCAACGATTTCATCCAGGCGATCCACCGCATCCAGCGATTCCTGCAGACGCGGCGCGTGCGCATCGACCTGATCTACACGGAGGCCGAGCGCGAGGTGCGCCGGCAGCTTGAGCGCAAGTGGAAGCAGCACAAGGAGCTGGTGGAGAAGATGACGGAAATCATTCGCGAATTCGGCCTCTCGCAGGCTGCTATGGCCCACACGCTGACTCGATCGCTCGGCGTGGAGCGCGTCGAAGTCTCGGGCGACGGCTACACGCTTGTCAACGAGGACTGCGTGAAGGAGACGCGGCGTATGGCCAGCGACAGCGTGGGCCTGATCGTCACCAGCATTCCCTTCAGCACCCAATACGAATACAGCCCGAACTACGCGGACTTTGGGCACACCGACAGCAACGACCACTTTTTCCGGCAGATGGACTTCCTGGTGCCGGAGCTTCTGCGCGTGCTGCAGCCTGGCCGCGTGGCGGCCATTCACGTCAAGGACCGGATCGTGCCCGGCCCGATGAGGGGCCTGGGCTTCCAGACGGTCTACCCCTTCCACATGGACACGCACCGCTGCTTCACGCGCCACGGCTTCGAGTACCTGGGCATGAAGACCATCGTCACCGACGTGGTGCGCGAGAACAACCAGACCTATCGGCTGGGCTGGACCGAGCAATGCAAGGACGGCTCGCGCATGGGCGTTGGCATGCCCGAGTACCTGCTGCTGTTCCGCAAGCCGCCTACCGACAACAGCAACGGCTACGCCGACGAGCCGGTGATGAAGGACAAGGGCCAGTACACCCGCGCGCGCTGGCAGATCGACGCCCATGGCTACACCCGCTCCAGCGGAAACCGCCCGCTCATGCCCGAGGATCTGGAGGGCCTGCCGCACGACGTGATTTTCAAGCTCTACAAGGACCACTCGCTGCACCAGGTCTACGACTTCGAGCACGAGGTTCGCATCGGCGAGGCCCTGACCGAGAAGGGCATGCTGCCCACGACCTTCATGCTGCTGCAGCCGCAGAGCTATTCCGACGAGGTGTGGACCGACGTGACGCGCATGCTCACGCTCAACGGTGCGCAGTCTGCGGCCGGGCGCGAGATGCACCTGTGCCCATTCCAGTTCGACATCGTGGATCGCGTCATTACGCAGATGTCGAACCCTGGCGACGAGGTCTTCGACCCCTTCGGCGGCCTGATGACCGTGCCCTACCGCGCGATCAAGCTGGGCCGGCGCGGCCGGGCCTGCGAGCTGTCCAAGCCCTACTTCCTCGACGGCGCCGCCTATTGCGCCGCGGCGGCCCGCGAGAAGGCCATGCCGGGCCTCTTCGACCTCATCGAGGCCGAGGCCGCGGCATGACCGTCGCCACCACCTCCATCCAGGCCTACCGCGAGATCCAGCGCGGAGGCGTGCTTGGCGAGCGCCAGGCCCAGGTCATGGCAGCCATCAAGCCCGGGCGCGACTACAGCCTCACCGAGCTGGTGAAGCTCACCGGACTGCCGGTCAACGTCATCAGCGGCCGCTGCAACGAGCTGCGCGCCATGGGCCGGCTTGAGCTGGCTCCCGTGCGGCGCTGCAGCGTCACCGGCCGAACCATCCACCCGGTGCGGCTGCCGGCAGAGCAGGGAGTTCTATTCGCGTGAACTACTACGAGCACCACATCGGGGACTACGACAGCGCGACAGCGCACCTGTCGATCCTGGAGGATGGGGTCTATCGGCGGCTGATCTGCCTGTACTACCGCACCGAAGCTGCGCTGCCGGCCGATGTGAAGACGGTCTGTCGGCTCGTGCGCGCTGCATCCAAGGCGGAGCGCGACACCGTTGCGGCCATCCTTCGCGAGTTTTTCGAGCAGGCCGACGACGGTTGGCGCAATGCACGTTGCGACGCTGAGATCACCCGCTACCAGGACAAGCAGGCGAAGGCCAGGCGCAGCGCGGAGGCTCGATGGGGAGCACCGAAAGCGCATAGCGATGGCAATGCGAACGCATCAGATCAGAGTATGCGAACGCATAGCGATGGCAATGCGAACGGTATGCACCGCGCGCCCGTCCCCAGACACCAGACACCAGACACCAATCACCAGTCACCAGACAAAGACACACGCTCTGCTACTGCCACCGATGGTGGGCGCGTGTGTCGGCTCATGCGACAGGCAGGCATCCAGGACGGAAACCCCGGACACCCGGACCTGCTCGCACTCATCGAAGCCGGCGCTACCGACGCCGAGTTCGAGCAGGCATCGGCCTCCGCTCTCGGCAAAGGCAAGGGCTTCGCCTACGCCCTGGGCGTCCTCAAGGGTCAGCGGCGCGACGCCGCAGAAGCTGCCGGCGCCATGCACCAGGGCCGCATGCCGAAGTCGCAGCGCACCCCCACAGCGGCCGAGCAGCGCGTGCTGCAGGCCGTCCCATCGCTCGCCGCGCCGCATCTGCGTGACGCGGCACCCATCACCATCGACGCCGAGGTCACCGATGTCACTCCCCAGCGCCTGGGTTGATCGCCTCTTCGCCAAGCTGACCGTCACCTACGGGCAGCGTTTCCTGGGCCTCTATGCGGGCCTGGACCTGACGGCCGTGAAGGACGACTGGGCCGCCGAGCTTTCCGGGTACGACAAGAACCCCGACGCGCTGCGGCACGCGCTCGAAAACCTGCCCGCAGATCGGCCGCCGAACGTCCTGGAGTTCCGGCAGCTGTGCCGGAATGTGCCGGTCAAAGCCTCGCCAGCGCTCACGCACGCGGCGCCTGCAGATCCGGCGAAGGTTGCGGCAGCGATGAGCCGGATGACAAAGCCCGACTCCGGTCATCCCAGGGCCTGGGCATGGCGGCTGCGTGAGCGCGAGCGCAACGGCGCGCAGCTCTCGAAGGCGCAGCGGGACTTCTGGCGCGAGGCGCTTCGCAACGAGATGGAGCGCGAGCAGGCCGCTGCGCAGGAGGCCGCGTGATGCCGCAAACGAACCCCATGCACGCCGGGCCGGGCCCGAACCGCGCCCAGCGCCGCGCCGCCGCCGAAGCCGTTCGATCTGCAGCCCGCGCACCGCGCGCCCAGCCGCAGGACGCGCTCGCCGCCTTCCGCGTGCTGCGAACTGCCCGGGCCCAGGCCAGCACCGAGCGACTCGACGCTAGCCAGCTGCGCGACCTGGCTATCGGCTACCACGGTGCGCTGGCCGGGATCACATCGGGCCGCGGCACCTGGGACGACTGCAACACGCTGGCGCTGGCGGCGAACGTCGCGCTGGTGCTCGCCGAGGCCGGCCTTGGCGCCGACGAGCTGCCCGTAGTCCAGCGCGCGCAGAGCGCGATCGTGCAGCTGGTGCAACGCGGCGCGCTCGGCGGCCGCTATGCGCTCACCGGAGCTGAACTGCGCGACCTGCAGGAGCTACTGGAGCTTCACGACGCGCAGCTTGCCCATGAGGCATGCACCGAGGGTGTGATGGTCGCCGCCCTCGCTGAAATCCGGCGCCGCATGACCAGCGGCAACGTCATGGGAGGGGCGTGATGGGATGCGATCCGACGAAGAGTTCCGGCACCAGTGCGAGGTGCGGCAAGTCCTGCTCTGGAGAGTGCAGCGCGGCAGCGAGTGGGTCCACACATGGCTTGCGGGTGTTGCGAAGCACCGAGGACGGGCTGCCGCTGATCGGCTTCGAGCCGACGCCGCGCAGCAGTGGGCAGCGGGGAACCGAGGCTCGCGCAACGACTGGCGATGACTATCCGCCGCTCGACCACGCCGCCGTGCGCTGGGTGGTTGTAGCGCTGATGATCTTCTGGGCCTCAGCCGGCTTCGCCATCAGGAGCTGCGCAGGATGAGCCCGCTTCGCTTCACAGTACCAGGAACTCCGATCGGGAAGGGCAGGCCGCGCATCGGCAAGGTCGGTCAGCACTCGCGCATGTTCACGCCTCAGAAGACGGCGAACTACGAGGGGCTCATCGCTCACGCGGGCCAGCAGGCCATGGCCGGGCGCCCGCTGCTGCTGGGAGGCGTCTCGGTGGTTCTCGACATCTGCATGGCCATTCCAGCCAGCTGGTCGAAGAAGAAGCAGGCCGCAGCCGTCGCTGGCCAGGTCTTCCCGACCACGAAGCCCGACATCGACAACGTCGAGAAGGCCATCTTCGACGGCCTCAATGGCGTGGTCTGGAAGGACGACATGCAGGTCGTGGACGTCTGCAAGCGCAAGCGCTACGGCTTGGTGCCTGGCGTGACCATCGAAATTGAAGAACTGGAGAACCAAGCAGCATGAGCCACAACAACGCGGCGGTCTTCCGCTCCATCCAGCAGGCCCTGCACGTCAGTTTCCTCATGGACATCCTGCCCGTGACCCAGAAGGGCAATACCCAGGTCGCGCTGGAGCGCCTCATGGAAGAGGCCGGCGTGGCCAAGGCTGTGCAGCGTGACGGCACGCTGAACTTCTCCGGCCTGTCGCCGATGGAAGTGCGGGCGCAGTGCGCGATGGTGCTGGGCGCGGTGGAGCATCACTGCTTGCCCTACGAGCGCGCCGCTGTCACGGCCTGGTTTTCTGCTGCTGATACGCCCGGCCAGCGCAGTCTGTCCGAGGTTGCCGCGCATCGTCGGAAGGTCTACGCCATCACGGCGCTGCACGCGTATGCGCAGCCGCGCCTGACCATCGAAAGTCCAGCGGCTCAAAAGCTGTTGGTCTGGCACGTCCATTGCCGCGGCAAGCTGCGCGACCAGCTGACGGAACGCTCGATTGCCGCCGAGCACGGCCTGAGCCAGTCCACCGTCCACCGCAACATCGTTGCCGTGGCCACCGCCTGCGCGCTGCTTCGCAGGGCAGGCATGGCAAGGCTGCAGGCGATGTTCATCCGCGACGGCCTGGTGGACAGCGCAGAGGAGTCATGCACGGCGTGAATCAAACGTGGTACATTTTTGCTATGGTCGGGACCGAGTTGCGTTCTGGCCTCAACTGAAGCCCGCCCGGCCCGCGCCGCGCGGGCTTTTTCGTTTCTGGCTCAGGAGGCCCACCATGTCCCGCACCGTTCACGCTTCCCTCGTCTTGGCGGCCGTCGTCGCCTCGACCCTCGCCGCGCCCGTCGCGGGCTACAAGCTCACCCTGACCGAGGCCGGCGGCAACGTGCTGACCGGCGTCGGCCAGGTCAACGAGACCTCGATCACCGTCGAGAACGTGCCGCCCGGCACCTATGCCGCCAGCATCGTCGCTGTCGATGCCACCGGCGCCGCGCTGACGCCGCCTGTGGCGGCCGCCGAGCCGCTGGTGGTGACCGACGAGCCCGCCGTGGTGACGGTCAATGTGCCCACTGCGCTGGCTCTCACGCTGGCTTGACCGTCGCCGTCGGCACCGCATGGTGCTGATCCCGGTCGAGCTGCATCTGCAGGTCGTGCCTCGACGCTGATCGTCGGTGCGGCCTTTCCCTACACCCGCCAACGAGCTTAGCCCTTGGCGTGCCTCGCGGGCAAACGAGGCAGGATTTCCTCAGCCGCACTCGCTGGGCGTCGCGAGACGGGAGGGCGAGAGTGCGAACGGCTTGACCCAGCGCCGACCGGCGTAAGTCCGATGGGCCACCTCATCACAAACCCCATGCGGAGGCCCAGATGGCCAAGCACTGCGGGGCCAAGACGCGCGCCGGAGGCGTGTGCAAGAACCCCGCAATGCCAAACGGCCGATGCCGGATGCACGGGGGCAAGAGCAAAGGGCCCACGAAACCGGCGAAGCTAAAGGGCAATACCAACGCGGTTACCCATGGCTTCTACTCGAATGCCCTGCAGCCCGAAGAGCGGGAACTGTGGGACCGGGTTCAGCTAGGTTCGCTCGATGACGAGATCCGACTCGCGCGGATCAAGCTGCATCGCCTGGTCAAGATGTCCGGGAGCAGCGAAGTGTCCGACCTGGTGGACTCCGCGATGGAGGTCGCCAAGCGCTACGACGAGCATCCGACCTTCGGTGCGATGGAGAAGCGCGAGATCAAAGTCAAGACCACGCAGTACGGCGACCTGATCGTGCGCCAGATCGATCAGATCCGGAAGCTCGAGCTGGCGCGCCGCGAGCTTGCCCGCGTCGACCCGAACACGCCTCCGCCACCGCAAGAGCCGGTGACAGAGTTCCGCGTCACCGTCGTGACCCCCGAGAATTTCAACCCTGATCGCCATGGGTCGCGTGCTTGATGTCACGATGACGGGGCCGCAGGCCGAGTTCTTCCAGCTCGACGCCAAGTACCCGCTGTTCTGCGGCGGCTTCGGCACCGGCAAGACCGAGGCCCTGACGCTGTGCGCCACGCGCGACGCGCTGCAGGCTCCCAGTGCCATGATCGCGCTCTACGAGCCGACCTACGACCTGGTGCGACTGATCCTGGCGCCGCGGATGGAAGAGCGGCTGACCGATCTCGGCATCCGCTACCGGTACAACAAGACCGAGAACATCATCTACACGTCGTCGGGCAGCTGCGCCGACTTCGTGATGCGCACGCTGGACAACCCGGCGCGCATCATCGGCTACGAGAGCTACCGGGCCCACGTCGACGAGATCGACACGCTCAAGCAGGATCAGGCCACGCTGGCCTGGCGCAAGATCATCGCGCGAAACCGGCAGCGGCCGCGCGGCGTGCTCAAGCCCTTCAACCGGGTCAGCGCCTACACGACGCCCGAGGGCTTCCGCTTCGCCTACGAGACGTGGGTGAAGAACAAGAAGACCGGCTACGACATGGTGCAGGCGCCCACGCGCACCAATCCATTCCTGCCGTCGGACTACATCGAGTCGCTGCGGGACAGCTACCCAGCGCAGCTCATCGAGGCCTACCTCGAAGGCCGGTTCGTGAACCTGGCCAGCGGCACCGTCTACCCGGACTTCGACCGCAAGCTCAACCACTCGCCCACGCAGATCCTGCCGGGCGAGCCGCTGCAGGTGGGCCTGGATTTCAACGTCAACAAGATGGCCGCCGTCGTCTTCGTCGTGCGCGACGACCAGCCCCACGCCGTGGCCGAGCTGGTCAAGGTGCGCGACACGCCGACGATGGCGCGGCTGCTCAATGAGCGCTTCAAGGAGCGCGGGCACAGCGTTACGGTCTACCCCGACGCTGCGGGCCAGAACACCAGCAGCAAGGGCGCCTCGGTGTCCGACCTGACCATCCTGCAGGGCGCCGGCTTCACAGTGCGCGCACCCAGCCAGAACCCCCGCGTGAAAGACCGCGTGAATAGCGTCAACGCCCTGATCCTTAACGGGTCGGGCCAGCGCCGGCTGCGCGTCAACACCGACGCCTGCCCCGAATTCACGGCTTCGTTGGAGCAACAGCCCTACGACGACCACGGCGAACCCGACAAGACAACCGGCCACGATCACACCAATGACGGGGCCGGCTATTTCCTGCACAACCGCTGGCCGGTGACCAAGCCGGTCGCCACGCACGGCGCCCATGTGCCCCATGTGGGCCGCTGAGCCATGCCTGACTTCAAGACCCTCAAGACCGCGTATCCGAAGGATTCGGACTATCCGGAGCGGGTGTTCGAGCTGTCGGCCCTGCAGCGCGTGCTGGACGGCACGCTCTATGACGAGCTGAAGCATGCCTTCAGCGAAGAGAAGAGCCCAGCCAACGAATACGTGCCGCTCGACAAGCGCCGGCCCAGCGCCCGCACGCGGATCTGCCGCACCGTCGTCAACGACTCGGTGTCGCTGCTCTTCAGCGAGGGCCACTTCCCCGCCGTCGAGTGCGCCGACGAGACGACGCGCGACACGCTGACCAAGGTCGCCAAGGAGACGAACCTCAACGAGGTGATGATCGAGGCGGCCACGGCCGGCTCAGTCGGATCGGTGGCGATCCTGATGCGCGTGCTGCGCGGCCGTGTGTTCTTTACGGTCATGCGCTCTACCTTCCTGACCCCTGAGTGGGACCCGGAAGCTCCGGACACGCTGAAGTCGGTGACCGAGCGCTACAAGGTGCGCGGCGACGTGCTGAAGGCCAGCGGCTATTCCGTGGCCAACGACGACCTGCGCGCAGAGTTCTGGTTCCAGCGGGTTTGGGATGCCCAGGCCGAGAACTGGTACAAGCCGCTGAAGAAGGCCGACGCTGACAAGGGCATCCCGCAGCAGCTCGATGAGGCCAAGACCGTCCAGCACAAACTCGGTTTCGTGCCCATCGCATGGGTGCGCAACCTGCCGGGCGGCGACGAGACCGACGGCGAACCGACGTTTCCGCCCGAAGCCATCGACACGCAGATCGAGGCCGACTATCTCCTCAGCCAGGGAGGCCGGGGCCTGAAGTACCAGAGCGACCCGACGCTGCATATCAAAGAGCCAGCGTTCAGCGGCCAAGGCGCGGTCATCAAGGGCGCGGCAAACGCGATCGTCACGAGTGCCGATGGCGACGCCAAGCTGCTGGAGATCAGCGGCGACGCGGCCAGCGCGGTGCTCGAATGGGTGCGCGGCCTGCGCGAGCTCGCCCTTGAGGGAGCTGGCGGCAACCGCGCGAACGCGGACAAGCTCAGCTCGGCCCAGTCGGGCCGCGCGATGGAGCTGATGAACCAGGCGCTGATCTGGCTGGCGGACAAGCTGCGCATCAGCTACGGAGAGGGCGCGCTCCTCGACCTGCTGAATATGATCGTGAAGGCCTCGGCCAAGCTTGAGCTGGTTGACAAGAAGGGCCGCGGGCTTGGCAAGCTGAGCACTGATGACGATGTGTCGCTGCGCTGGCCACAGTGGTATCAGCCCACCTACGCCGATAAGCAGACGCAGGCCGAGACGCTCGACGTGCTGCGCCAGGCCGGGCTGCTGTCTCGCGAGACCGGCGTGAAGAGCATCGCCGCCAGCTACGACATCGCCGACCCTGCAGACGAGATCCGGCAGATCGACGCCGACCCGCCGCCGCCCAACAGCGCGGCCGCTCAGCCCAAGCAGCAGCCGCTGAGCAACTCGGACGATTGAGCTGGTGCGGCGTGATGCCGCACCGGTTCACAACCGGCCGCCTGATGGCGGTCTTTTCCACCCGGAGGGCCTGATGCCTGAAGACCAACCCCAACTGCCCGATCTCCACCTCGGCAACGCCGCAGCCGCGGTCTGTCACAAGCTCTCGGCCCACGCCGTAGTGCTGCTCACGCTCACGAAGGACGGCGCGATTACGCTCACCGGCCACGGCGTGAACCACGCCATGGCCAACGAGATGCTGTCCCGCGGCATCGCGATGAACTACCAGCAGCATGACGCTGCGGTGCTGGCCGGCATGGCCGGCGAGGAAGCCCAGCAGTTCGCTCGTAAGCTGGCCGAAGCCAACGCTGCCGGAGGTGTGCAATGAGCGCGCTCCTGCGAGGCCTGATGCGCCGCGGCGGCTACATGGCGCCAGAGAACGGTGGCGAGGGCGGCGGAGGTGGCGGGGGAGGTGCACCAACCCCTCCGGAACCCCAGAGCTTCTCGGTCGACTATGTGCGCGAGCTGCGCGCCGAGAACAAGGGCTACCGCCTGAAGCACCAGGAGGCTGAGGCTAAGCTCGCCAAGGCGACAGCGGATCTCGATGCTGCGATTAAGGGAGTCGACGAGCGGGTGAACAAGGCCACGACCGAGGCCAAGACCGCCGCCGACCAGCGCATCATCCGCGCCGAGCTCAAGGCTGCCGCCGTCAAGGCCGGCATGGTCGACCTCGACGGCCTGAAGCTGGCCGACCTGTCCAAGGTGAAGCTGAACCCGGAGACGGGAGAAGTGGAGGGCGCCGATGCCCTCATGGAAGACCTAAAGAAGGGCAAACCTTTCCTGTTCGGCTCGACCAATACCAGCAACACCGAGAAGCCTCCGAAGCCGGGCGAGCAGTCCGGCAAGAAGGTCTCGGAGATGACCGCCGCCGAGTACGCCGCCGCCAAGGCTGCAGCGCTCAAGTAGGTCAACCCATGGCGCGCCGGCAGATCCGGCGCGCTTCTTCAACCTCGCAACCGCATCAGGCGCGACAGCGCCTTTCCCATCGGGGCCAGACGCCCAGGGGGTCACCACCCAACCCCTTAGGAGCAGAACATGCCCATTCAAAATTTCCCGGCCGCCCTGCAGCCGATCATCCAGCAGAACTTCCTGGAGCGTGAGTTCCAGGACGGCATTCAGTCGATGCTGAGCTACCGCTCGATCGCGCGCCGTGAACAGTTCCCCAACCAGATCGGCGAGACCGTCACCAAGACCCGCCCGGGCTTGAAGGCGCCGGTCACCACGCCGATCACGCCGTCGAGCAACACCAACCTCGACAACGGCCTGACCCCCAGCACCTGGACGGTCGAGCAGTACACGCTGTCGATCGCCATGTACGGCGACACGATCGACCTGAACACGGTCACGCAGCAGGTCGGCATCAAGGCGCAGTTCCTGCAGAACGCCAAGACCAACGGCGTGCAGTCGATCCAGTCTCTGGACCGCCTGGCGCGCGTCGCGCTATTCAACGCCTACATGGGCGGCAACACGCGCGTCCGCACCACGCTCGGCGCTCCGGCCGCGACCATTAGCGTCGACGACATCCGCGGCTTCCAGCAGGTCTTCGTCAACGGCCAACTCGTCGCGGTGTCGGGCACCAACACCATGCAGGTGACGGTCGGCTCGAACATCTACACGCTGACCGGCGCGGCCGCTGACGGCTCCAACGTGAGCACGGCGCCTGGCGGCATCAGCGGCACGCTGACCTTCTCGGGCAACGTGAGCGTTGCCGACGGCACGGCGCTGAACACCGTCAGCGCTTACAACAGCGGCGCCGGCGTGGCCCCGTTCATCCTGCGTCCCAACGGTCGCGGCAACACGAGCCAGATCGTCGGCACCGACCTGCTGACGATGGGCTCCATCCTGGACGGTGTGGCCTACCTGCGCAACCAGGGCGTGGCGACCAAGGACGGCCTGTACAACCTGTACCTGGACCCGACCTCGGGCCGCCAGCTCTTCGCTGACCCCGACTTCAAGCTGCTGTATCAAGGCGCGACCGGCGAGAACCCAGTCTTCCGCAGCGGCATCGTGCGCGAGATCGGCGACGTGCGGATCATCCCGACCACCGAGGCCTACCAGCAGACCATCGGCGCCGTGAAGATCCGCCGCCCGATCCTGGTCGGCGACGGTGCGCTGGTCGAGGGTGACTTCGCCGGCATGGACAGTCACGAGACCGGCACCAACGCCGAGATCTCGGTGGTTGACGACATCGTGATGGTCACCCGCGAGCCGCTGGACCGCCTGCAGCAGATCATCGCCCAGAGCTGGTACTGGATTGGTGGCTTCACGGCCCCGACCGACCAGACCGTCAACGCCACCATCGTGCCCACGGCCTCGGCGAGCTACTACAAGCGCGCCGTCGTCTTCGAGCACGCCGGCTGACCGACGTAGACCAAGCGCGGGCGCCATCTGGCGCCTGCGCCTTCCAACCACCTCTGCGAGGCCACCATGCCGCTCGGGACACCCTACATGGCCGACACCATCGCGCACGCCCCTGGCAACGGCCAAATGCAAGAGCTGACGCCGGCCGCGCTGACCACAAAGTACGGCGCCGGCAACGTCAAGACGCCGACTGCCGACTTCACCATCACCGTCAAGGGCCACACGTTCACGGGGCGCAAGAACGTCCCCTTCGTGACGACGCCCGAGATGCTGGCGGCACTCACCGCCGCTGGAGCACCGATTGTCTAAGCAGCCCACCAAACCCAAGGCACCGCCTGCGGCCGCGCCCGACCAGGCCGCGGGTAAGCAGCCGCCGGCCTCCCCGCCTGCGCCCAAGGCCGAAGGGCTGCCGGATCTGATCGTGCTCGAGCGCGACTTCGGCTTCACGGTCAACGGCGTCGTGCGCGTCTGGGCTGCAGGCATACCAATCACCAAGCTGGCCGACATCCGCGAGCTGATCGCGCATGACGCGCCGCTCAAGGCCTATCGGGAGGTCTGACATGGCCGACTTCTTCGGCGTCTCGCAGGGACGCAACTCGCAGCTGAATATCACGGCCGCCGCTGTGGTGAAGCAGGCCCCGGGCCGCGTCCAGCGCGTGCAGGTCCTCGTGGCCGGCAGCGCGGCCGGCGCGGTCTACGACAGCGCCAGCACCGCCGGCAACAGCGCGACCAACCAGGTCGGCATCATCCCCAACGCGGTCGGCTCCTACTTGATCGACATGCCCTGCCTGCAGGGCATCGTGGTCGCGCCCGGCGCCGGCCAGACGCTCGCCATCTCCTACGACTGAGGTTCGTCATGACTTTCACCACGCAGGAGCGGGTCGACATCCGGCGCTACTGCTGGTATCCGGTCTATGGCGGCACGCCCAGCTCCTTCCAGTCCTACCGCTTCTTCCAGGCCTACGGCACGCTGGAATACCGGCTGTCGAACCTGTTGGCCGAGGAGGAGGGCGTGATCCGCACCACCTACCTCGCCAACCTGGCGACGCTGGAGACGGCGATCCCGGGCGTCTCGGCCAACCTCGACACCGACGTGGCCGCCGTCTGGACGCACAACAAGCGCGAGCTCGCAGACCGCGAGGCCCTGTTCACGAACTGGCGCATGAAGCTGTGCGAGTTCCTCGGCATCCCGCCGGGCCCGGGCTACAACGGC